TCCAAGTTATCACGTTGTAGAGCATCTTGGGTCTCACGAAGTGATTGACCCAAACGGGCTGCAGCACTATTTAGGACAGGATCTTCGTTAGTGATTGTAACCTGACGTGTAAGAACTATGTATGTAGCATATACACGGACGCGACAATCGACATCAACCCTATTTAAGGATTGTGGAGGAGGATTATTTTGACCATCATCTAATGGCACTTCAAACAGATCAAGTCTGTCATAGCGCGATTGACGGTCAATAAATCCATTGTTATCTGGCAATTCAACAGGAGACGCAAAAAGATTGTGAATCAAATTGTGTTCTGGTGTTGAAAGCAGTTTTGCATTATATCGCTGTTGAATTTGTGGAGGCAGCGAAGCAATAGATACTGTCATTCAAGTTCCCTTTGGGCTTAACCCATTTCTGGAACCGAACTGGCATAGGCAGCATAACCGTGCATCTCACGATAAAGATCTTTTTTCATTGCATCAGTTAACTTGAAAGCTTGCGCAATAGGCCGCTTTTCGAAGGCAGCAGGCGATTGTATATCCTTTTCAGAACGTGCAACCGCTTTTTCTATTTCTTTTGTCCTTCTAGACTCTGGTGCTTTGTCAACTAATCCCATCGCTTTAATGAATTTATATGACTGCATACCGATTTTATATGGATCTTTTAGATCCGCTATCGTCTTTGCCAACTCAGGTTCCTTTTCCTCTAAAAGAGATAAAGTTTCTGGATTGACGATCTCGGAGAAATCTTGATATTGACGATTGAGGCGATCTAAGAATTGACTATCTTGTTGCTGTTTATGAAATCTTTCTATCTCATCTTTGGCAATTTTTACGGCATATTTTTGAGCCTCTTTCTTGGCTAGCTCTTTCACTTTACCTTTAGGAATAAACTCATCATCGCCTATAGAGTCAAACTCATCGACTTCCTGCTGTTTAGGTGTTGCTTGCGCCAATTGCGCATTCATCATCTTATCCAGCATTTCCTCGCGTTCTCTTAATCTCTTTTCGAGTTCGTTATTTTTGAGACGCATTGCTTTGAAATTCCGCTCGTCAGCTTCTTCTCTTAGTTTTGCTTTCTCATTTACTTCATTGACTTCCGGTTCTGCTTGGGGTGCTACCACCTGGACTTCGCTGTTTAGCTCTTCTTCTGTCATGAATTTCCTTTGTGTTAAGTGAGGATGGCTATTCCCTCATACGCCATTGACAATGGGCTAGTTTGCCTTTTGTACGCCCAATTTGACATTGATGAATATATTCTTTATATGTCTACTAAAAAATGGAGTGATATGATTTGTGAAGAATGCTTGATTGACTGCAAAGAAAAAGATTTCTTAATGGGAAACAAATGTTGTTATAGATGTGTCTACAACAAGAAAAAGGGAAAAGAAAAAAGAAAAAAAACGCCGATATCCTATTGTAGAATATGTCACAAGGAAATAATTAACAGTGAAGATGATAAAAATCCAAGGAAAGTTTTTTGTTCAGATGATTGTTATGTCATAGGACAAAAAGAGATGTGTACTCAGCATTGGACTAGGACGTTTCGAAAGGAATTTCCACTCTGTCGGATGTGATATGCATAGAAACTTTAGAGGATTCATGAGGATTTAATGACACTAATGTATCACCTCTATACATTGGATTTTCTTTCCAGTGTCCGTGTTCGTCTTTCATGAATCCAAAATACTCTAATTGCATGTTTTCCCAGCGACGATACTTTACGAGTTGTTCTTCAGGATATATATCCACGCAAGCTAACATGTTGAGCATATTTGAGCGATGCGGTAATTCCCAACAAAAGTAAATATCATTAGCTGCAGGAACAACCCTAAAAACTAATGTATCATCTTCAGGATATGGCCTGTAAACGGTTTTAATCATTCGACGTATGAATGCATTCTTCATCTGAAGATCGCGCTTCTCATGGACTGTAATGTAGAATGGGCGACCTTCAAAATCTTTTGAGCCTTTGACAACGGTAGCATTAAGATCTTCGACTAGAGATTTACGAAGTTCAAAGTTCATGTCCCCAGTAATAATTTGTTTTTCGCCTGAGAACTGCGCTTCTCTGTATATTGCGCCTACGGTCTTGCGTGATGGGTCATATCGGCTTATATTTGTCATCAATTTCTTTCCATAATTTACATACATTTTCACAGCATTTTGCAAATTCTTCTAAGTCTTCATTTTTTTCGATACATTGAACAGGGCCTGAAATAATTAAAGTTGAACCATAACCAATTTGAGCTCGATTAGATTCTTTCATCTTTCATCCAGATTTTTATATCGTGACATTCTCATAATTGAAATATTGCTGAATTAGAGGAGGTAAGGAGCAGATTGTTTGAGGCACTATTTACCGCTTTTCTTTTGCTTGAAAGGCATCTGCTGCAATGCTGGCGGATTACCGAATGTCTTAGTTGCTGTTTTCTTCTTGATTGGCTGATTTATCGCTACTTTTGGCATTTCAGTTTACCTTTAAATTAAAAAAATAGGGAGCGATCCGCAAACCGCACCCCAATAGTGTGACGAAAGGTTTTGGAAAAATTTCACACACTAACGCTTTGGCTCATGCTTGGTCAATGTCATACCAGCTCGACGATCACCCATGTTGCGCATGTCTTCTCTCGTCATCTCTGGTTCACGCTCAAAACCAATGTTATATTGCGCATTCATATCAATCTTACCACGCTGTATTTCAATACCTGCTGGTCTATCGCTATTACTTTTTTTCATATTACCTCAAATGGCGAGGAGGATGGACTTACACCATCTTACTATAGACTGTGCCTATAGGGGTCGATTCTTCCCCACCTTCCCCATAAATTTATGAATACCGACCTTGATATGCTTGCTTCTCAATGCCGGATGCTTCTTTGCCAGTAAATGTATTCTGTCTCTCAATATAATCAAGAGTCTTATTAAACCCTTGCTGAGAGTAAACTTTCTCTGGTCTTTGATAATCTTTCATATGTGGTGACATATTGCCTTGGTCATGACCTTTCATAGCCATATCGCCATTAGGCATTGATCCGTTCTTCTTGCTCATTTTTAACCCCCTCGTTAATTTTCTTAACAGCATTCATTTGCGCTGCTGCTTGCATGATATTCTTTCCGATAAAATCCCACTCATTATTTAACTCCATTAAGGCCAATGAATTGATAATCAGATCTGGATGAACACCGATTTTATGGAGTGTTTCAATGTATTGCATTTTCTGTTCGAATGTCATGTTTCACCTGTAAATTTTAGTTTATTCTTTATCAATTTTATTTTCCAGTTTTTCAAGATGTTTCATTCTCATTTTATTTATCAAATATCTTTCATCTCTTGTCAAACCAGTTTCATAACCCATAGACACAGAAGAAGGGAATTTATAAAAAGATAAATCAGCCTCTGGGCTATTCAATAAATCTGGATTACTGACTGAGTTAGGCAACATTGGAAGTACCTTCGACAGTTTGTTTTTCAGGATTCGCAGCAGGGCTGATAACATTCAATAACTCCATTTGCTTAACAAGATGGTCAAGGTCTAATCCTCGAAGCTCTTTCAATGCTTTAACCACATTCAATAAACTTGCAGTATCTTCTTGATGCGCTCTGCGCAATTTATCTTGAGCAACTGCACTGTCTGTTTGAATCTTAGCTACTCGCTCTTTCGCCAAACCTTCTTGAGAGTGAGCGTATGCAACCTTAGTTAGATTGTCAACCTCTATTTGCTGCATTTGCAATTGTTCCATCTTCTGTTGCTGTTGCTGCATGGCTTCTTGTTTTTTCTGTATCTTCTCGACAATGCGATCCTTATTCTGTATCGTCATAGCTTCAACAATCTCATCTATAGGCATCACATCTGGAGCTATTTGTTGTAAATGGAGTAATTGAGCCAATTCTAGTTGTTGTTGGGATTCTGTTAACGGTACTTGTACTACTTTGCAACCGTACTTAAAGAATATTTTGTTATCAAATTCTGGTGATGGTTCTTCGCCTATTACCTGCCTCACCTTTCCGTATGTCCACATATTCTGAATAAATTCAATCTCAAGATCACCGCATAAACGTTGGGTTTCATCGGCTTGGTCAAACAAACGCGTTAGATTGCGTGCTGTGGCAGCCTGGCGCATCATTGAAATGATACCAGCCTTATCATCAACTTCCATTCCCATTGAGGCAGGATCAACACCAGACACCCTATAAATGATATCTTTTAGCATCTCTTCCATCTGCAACATAACGGGCGAGGGAGGCACGATCGGCATTGCCTGAACATCATCCATTTGGAACTCTGGATCAATACTCAGTACGCGACCGTGCCCCTGGTTAAGACTGTCATCAGGAGTTACCAAAGCCCCTTTCTTAACCTTTAAACCTTGTTGCTGTGCGTCCAAAATTTCGAGATTGGAAACTTTTAATCTGTTGAACAGATACTGTGGATCACGTAAATCACGACAGATCCCCCTAAACTTATAAGCATAATAAGGAGTATCAGCAGTGAAGTACGCAAGCATGGGCACAACTGGGTACTTATCCAAACCGTAAGGATTTGGCTCGTCCACGAGAACGCGGTCGTTAAGTATAATACTACGTCTAACGGTAGGTACTGGTTTTTTAATCGTCGCAAGTTTACCTCTGAATGCTTGCATTAGCTCTTTTAATTGCTCTGGTGTACCCTTAAACTCTTGCGTTTCCTCTGTCTTTTTGTCAACCAAGAAAGTTGCTTCACGATTGCTTAAATACCAATATTCATCAAACGCAATCAAGTTCGGAAACTGGATCTGGTAAACTTCAGGCATATAGTAGAATTTATCATCTCTATATGTCCCAGCAGGTAATTGTAGGATCTCATCCGCAAACTGCTCATACAAGACTGCCGCTTCATTACGATCAAAGAACGTCCTCATCCACCAGTAGCGAGCGTCGGACATATCATGGCGTCTAAAGTAGGGATCGAATAAACATGCCTTCATATCAACATAACGCCACCTAGGATCTGGACTCACCGGATCTTGCGTGCTATCCCCG